CTAAAATGTCCGAGTGGGAAAAAGAGCAAGAAGCCTTCCTGATCAAGATCGGGCAGGTAGCACCATCAACACCAAAACCATCTACTAAGAAAGACGAGGAATAACCTAAATGGCTGTATTCTTAAATAACAAGGTCGGCGTGAAGGTTAATTCTGTCGATCTATCTGATCATGTGACTTCTGTCACACTTAATCGTAATTTCGATGAGCTTGAAGTAACTGCAATGGGCGATGGTGGACACAAGTTCGTGAAAGGCCTTGAGGCATCATCTGTCACAATCGACTTCCTCAACGACACCGCTGCTGCGAACGTCCTAGCGACCTTGCAAGCTGCATGGGGAACAAACGTCACAGTAGTTCTTCTACAGGAAAAGGGAACCGCTGTATCAGCGACCAACCCTTTATACACGATGACCTGTTTAATCAACGGAACTCAGGATATCAACGGCGCAGTCGGTGACATCGGGATGCAAAGCCTGACATTTAACGTAAGTGGTACAGTGGCAGTTGCATCAACAGGCACATTCTAAGAAACTAAACAAAGGGGCACAGCATGGCAAAGTTAATAGTAACGATGACAGACAATATGGTGCATGATATAGAAATCACGCCTCGTCTTGAATACTCATATGAATTGCATCATAAAAAAGGATTTCATAAATCCATGCGAGATGATGAGATGCAAACATCAGTCTATTGGCTTGCATGGGAAGGCCTTAGACTTAGTGGAGTCACAGTCAAGCCATTTGGTCCTGACTTTCTCGATATTCTAAAGAGTGTCGAGGTTGCAGAGTCAGACCCTTTGGTCTAGGGCGCGATAGCATCCACTACCTCATTGCTCGCTTGAGCATTGAGACGGCTATCGCTCCACAAGATTTGATTGATTTAGACCCATCAATGCTTCAGATGCTATTGAAAGCATTGAAAGACCGAGCGAAGGAGCAGAGCGATGCCTACAGAGCTAAAAGGCGCTAATGCGCTTCGCAAGGCTCTTAAGCAATTCTCGCCTGACCTAGACAAAGAAACACGCGATGAAATGGTTGGATTTCTAAAGCCCTTGGTAAAAAAGGCCAGAGGCTTTATGCCATCCAATGCGGCTATGCCTTCAGGCTTTGTCAAGCATGAAGTTAAGACTGCAAAGTTTCCAATGTATGATGCAGCCGAGGCACGCCGCGGAGTAGGTTACAAGCTCACACCTACTAAGCCTGATCGGCGCGGATGGGTGCAAGCAGTATCAATTCACAATAAAACCGCTGCTGGGGTTATTTACGAATGGTCAGGCCGCAAATCAAATGACAAGTTCGTTTCTGTTCTTCCCGGAACTCTTACAGGTCAAGGACAGATGAAAGGCCGATCTATCTTTAAGGCTTACAAAGAAGATGAAGGTAAAGCCAAAGTTGGAGTAATTAAGGCGCTAGAAAAAGCAGCCGCCAAGTTTAACGCGAGAGGCAACATCTAATGGCTGAATTACGCATCCCGATTATCACAGAGTTTAAAGGTAAGAAGGCTTTCAAGGAAGCCAACACAGCTACATCAACTTTACAAAAAGGCGTTAAGAAATTAGGCGCTCAACTCGCTATCACCTTTGGAGCGACTCAGCTTCTCAAGTTTGCTAAGAATGCCGCTAAAGCCTTTATAGAGGATGACAAAGCCGCATCGCAATTAGCCATCTCGGTTAAGAATTTAGGTTTAGCCTTTGAAACTCCACGCATTGAGCAATTCATAAGTGGCTTAGCACGAGTTTCGGGCGTGGCAGATGATCAATTACGTCCAGCAATGCAGAAACTATTACAGACAACAGGATCAGTCACTAAGTCTCAAGAATTACTTACCCAAGCTCTAGACATCTCACGCGGTAGTGGGGTCGATTACGAGACCGTTGTTAATGATTTGAGCATGGCTTTTGTTGGGCAAACTCGCGGGCTTAGAAAGTATTACTTAGGATTAACTCAGGCCGAGCTTAAAACAATGAGCTTTGAAGATGTTCAGAAAAAACTTACAAAGCAATTTACTGGCGCGAATGCAGTTTATTTAGAAACTTACGCTGGCAAGATTGGCATTTTATCTAATGCCGCTGCCGAGGCTCAAGAAAGTATTGGTAAAGGCTTAGTTGATGCCTTAGCCCTAGTATCTGGCGGCGGTAATAATATTCAACCTTTGGCAGATTCTATGCAAGAATTTGGCACTTGGCTAGGCGATGCAATTTATGGATTAGGCATCATGATCGATCAAATCAAATCCTTGCCAGGAGGTTCACTTCTTGGTGGCTTTGGCGACGATGGTTTCCTCAAAACTTATTCACCTCTCATAAGAGCTTTAGATCAATATTCTAAAATGGGTAAAGCGGCAAGACCACTTGAGGGAAGAATCTCCGAGCACGCAGGCCGTCTCGGTAATCCTGCTAACTTAACTCGCGCAAGAATAGAAAGCGAAGCAGACAAGCGTAATAAGCAACTGGCTAAAATGAAAGAAAAAGAATTAGTTGCACAGAAAAAACAAAATGCATTGATTAAAGCCTCAAAGGTTCTAGACCTAGATCGCATTAGCGTCACAGCCGCACTTCGTGGACAGATCAGCGAAACTGATCGCTTATCTCTACAACTTCAACTTGCCTTGCTCAATAATAATGAGTCGCAGGCACTCAAGTTATCTGCAGAATTGACTGAGGCGACTAAGCGTCAGAACGAGCTCAAGGCTGCATTACTGACAACCCCTGAAGCTCCAAACCCTTATCGTAATTGGATTCCACCCGTATTTAACGTCCCTACTGGGGGCATGGGTTCAACAATGGCTGGGGATTATTTAGGACTTGGGGCAATAGGAGCTGGTGGAACCGCCAACTCGATTATGAACGTACAGGTTATTCTTGATGGTGAAGTAGTTGGCGGAGCAGTTACAAGTGTTCAACAAAATCAATCTCTGTCAGGTACATTCAGCGACGTGAGCCGATATAACGGCCGTGGAGCTCCGTCAGTCAAATGACCCTACCTGCAACCATCTCGGTAACTTTCGACTTTTCACAGGGAGCCACCTTCGGTCTAGGCTTTGTTATTGGCGATCCTACCTTCGGCGTTATTGGCACGAGCAGATTCGGCGATTCCCCTGTCAATACGCCAACAATCGATCTGAGTGACGTAACTCGATCCATCAAAATTGCTCGTGGCCGAAACATCATGCGTGATACTTATGAGGCAGGCACTTGCACGGTTAGGGTCATCGATCAAGATGGCTCATTCAATCCTCAAAATGTCAATTCTGTTTATTATCCTTACTTAACTCCATTACGCAAAATTCGCGTTGCGGCTACTACTTCAACGGCTCAGCATTTTCTTTTTTCAGGTTATGTCGATTCATACAAATACACCTACCCAACTGGTCAAGAATTGGGCTATGTCGATATTCATTGCTATGACGCTTTTAGACTTTTTCAGATGGCTAACATAGCAAGTGTGACGGGCGCGACAGCGGGTCAAACTACAGGGACACGAATTACTAAGATTCTAGATCAAGTAGATTATCCGCTATCCATGCGAGTTATCGACACAGGATCGACGACAGTCCAAGCCGATCCCGCCACAGCTCGCACATCCTTGCAAGCCCTCAAGGCGGCAGAGTTCGCCGAGCAAGGTGCATTCTTTATTGACACCGAAGGCATTGCAGAGTTCAAGGATCGTGCAGATGTAGTGAGTTCTCTCGCACCAGCGCCAATAGAGTTTAATCAAACTACAGGGATTCCCTATTCAAACCTTCAATACGCCTTTGATGACAAGCTGATCATCAATCAAGCAAGCATGACGCGCATTGGCGGCACAGCTCAAACTGCCGTGAACGTTGATTCATCAGCCAAGTATTTTCCGCATGGCACTACTTTGACAGAGATGATCCCTCAGACGGATGCTCAGGTCTTAGACATTGCAAAGATATATGTAGCGACCAGAGCTGAGACAACAATCCGCATTGATGCCATGACTGTCGATCTATTGGACACGGCAGTACCTACAGACACAATGATTGGCCTTGATTACTTTGACAATGTCAAGATCACTAACGTTCAGCCAGATGGCTCGACAATCGTCAAGACTTTGCAGGTGCAGGGTCTAGCATGGGACATCACCCCAAACAGCATGAAATGCACAGTAACAACACTTGAGCCCATCGTCGAGGGATTCATTATAGGATCTGCGACGTCGGGTATAATAGGCACGTCCATATTAGGATATTAGGAGAAAACAATGGCAGCTGGATTAGGCTTTAAGGAATTTACGACAGGGGACGTGCTAACTGCCGCCGACGCCAATGGCTATCTAGCCTCTCAGGTCGTCATGGTATTTGCTAGTGCCGCAGCCCGTACCTCAGCCATCGCCTCACCTCAGGAGGGAATGATCTCTTTTCTCAAGGATACTAACTCGACCGAGTATTACTCAGGCGCAGCTTGGGTTGCTATTGCTGGCGCAGCTGCTGCTAGTGCTCTGGTTTATGTAGGTCAAGGCACATTTTCAGCTGCAACATCGGCAACTCTTGATAATTGTTTCACATCAACATACCGCAACTATTTGCTTTATTTGGACTATACAGCATCAGCAGGTTCAGAAGTTCGAGTAACCTTTAGGACAAGCGGCGTTGATAACACAAATGCCAATTATTATTCGACCATTCTTTATGGCGCTGGTGGGTCTGCTGGCTCGTCAGCCTCTGGTGGACAGACCAGTGCAAAAATTGGCGGAGGTGCTACAACAAATGGTGGCCTAGTTGCTGCAACTATTTATGCTCCAGAAGCCACAGCACAATCGCGTATTGAATCTCGAGGGCATAAAGACGTTGCGGGAAATGCAGAAGTACACGTTTATACTGCTGGATTTACTGGCACTACTTCATTTGATGGCATTAAGTTATCAACGCCGACAGGCAATTTGACTGGAACATTCAGAATCTACGGAATAGTGAACTCATAATGACAAAAAAAATGATCTCATTGACAGACGCAATCACAGGCGAAAATATAGTGCGAGAGATGAATGCAGAAGAATTAGCATACATAGCACAAATGGGAGAGTACGCAATCGCGGAAAAAGAGAAAGCCGCACAGATTTCTTTGGCTAAAGCGGCCCTTTTAGAGCGCTTGGGTATTACTGAAGATGAAGCGAAACTTTTGCTCGGATGAAGCCAGTACTATGCAAAGCCGGGCAACAACTTCGCGAGCAATTTGATGACACCTTCCCAGATCGTGATAGGCGTTCCGATGGCTGGATCGGCGATCTCCGTCATTCAGCGCGTCCTTCTGACCACAATCCTGATCCAGCGACAGGGGTGGTTCGCGCCATCGATGTCGATCGAGATGTTCATAAGTCAGGCAAGCCCGACCTCATGCCCGATATTGCAGATCAGCTTCGACTCGCAGCCAAGGCAGGCGAGAAGCGAATTGCCTACATTATCTTCGACGGACGAATTGCATCGTCTCGCATGGGCTGGCGCTGG